TTGGAACTTCTAAGTTATCACCGTAATCAATATACACATACCATTTTCAACGTATTCCGCCGGATGGTTCCGGCGAGCTCACGTATTTAAAGTCTTTGAGCTAAGACGAATTATTCCAGAGAAAACTTCTCCTTATAATTCTGAATACGCTCTTCATAGGGAGCGAAAACCTCTGGCCGAACAGGAACGCCGTTCCTACGAGCAACTTCGGCCAACTGCGCAACACGTGTTGCATAGACCTCTTTTCCAAATTGGAAATAAGCATTTGCCGCATTAGTAATAGCTTCAGCGGCAAATTCTTTATCAGTCAAAACATCAGATTCTAAATGGCAATGAAGCATCTTCTGAATAGAAGCTTCTTCAATAGGAGCTCTGAACAACTTAAGCTCATCATCCCAAACAGCATAATGCTTCAAAAACGAAGCCTCTCCAGCCCTAATAAAAGGTACCGATTTAGCTTCTTTATCAGCCATAGTGTAGGTAATCCCACACTCAGCTAACTCATCAGCAATTGCAGTATGGTTGAACCATTCGAATCCATGCTTCACGCCCATCACATTATCATCACCATATGTGAGAGCGGCAACAACTTCACGGAAAAGTGGCAATTTTCCTCCAAACCACTTCTTCGAATGAAGCTTATAATAACAGTATCGCAAATACAAACTGTTAACTATGGAATTAATGATAACAGTCAAAGGATGTCCAGAAGGATTAGATCCAAAAACTTGCACCAAAATCCCATTAAAATCATAGAGAGGATTGCAAATCTCAGTTGCAATACCCTTCATGATCTCAAGATCTTCAGAATCATAATTTCCACTCAATCGCGCAATATTGATAAGAATTTTAAATGCTGAAGCCATAAACTTCGGTGACATACGGCCATCGAAAGATTTATAGTCTCCAGCAATGATTCTGTCCTCTCCAAATTTTCGAACATGTTGCATAAATGTGGTCCATTGTGGGGACTCAACATCAACGCCAACAGCACATTCAAAAACAAGAGGATTAGTTTGCATCAATTTGGCAAGTGTCAAATAATATTTGCGAACTAAAAGAGTGAAGGCAAGATTACTTCCTGCAAAAACTCGGACTTTCGTTTTTCCGATCTTTGTGGGTTCATCTTTTAAAGCACCTTTAAAAACTGTGTTAACAGTTTCTCCGTGCTTCAAAACATCCTCCATTCTTGCTACTTCTGCCCAATACTCTGGATCCATATCCAAAGGATCAGAAATTCCTTGAACGTATCGCTCAGTACGTCGAATAACAGAAGCCTTACTACCGCCGGTTGGAAAACCTTTGGAAGTTTTAATATTGATGGCATTCAAATACATAACGCCATCAATCCCAGCAAGATTAGCATCGTCAGAAATTTTTCCTACCTCGGATAATTTCTCAGGATGCTGCCTAAAATATGACTGGACACTAGTGTCATAATCAATAACTGCCTTAGCTAAGAACTCATCTTCAAAAGCAAAAGCTGTATGACACTTATTATCCAAATCAACCTCCCAATGAATAGGATCCTCCATTTGGTAAGGTTTTCCATGTATTTTAGGCAAGGCCATAATCTCTGCAACATCCTTCGAAATAAGATGTGTTCTAACTGCAGACATAAATCGGCCACGTGGCAAATTGGTCTCGCCTAAGACCAACATATTTGGCCCCTGATCCATTTTAAGCACAACAGAATCTTCACGAGGTGCTCGCAACGGTCCAACATCAACACCCATAACTACAGTGTCAAAATTAGTCCGCGAATGCGAAGTCAAAATGTGGGGGCGCGATTCTAACGCACACAAAGCAGAATCAAAATCTGCCTGCGTTAATCGCCCACAACCTCCCTTGTTTCCTTTTCCGGCTAAATGAAAACCGGCAATGAAAGGCAAAGGAGCTTCTCCCAAAATGGGAGCCATACATAGTCCATCATATGTTGGAAAATCCAAAGAATATTTAAATCCTTTGAATACTCCACCCTGAGTAGTATCCAATACTCCAGGACTAGATATGAACCACGTAGTGGTAACTGGTGCGTCTTCAACAAAATGCACCATAGTGGCGAAGAAATCGCGTTCTGGATACGCAATGGGCAAATACTTAGTCAAATCCTTGGATGGTCCAAATTCTGGACAATACCATAAGGCTAAATCCGTATCAGGAATTCTATAAGTATTTTGCGGATTGACTGAAGAACGCACAATGCGGTTATTTCGCATATAAATAGTCGAAATACCGCCGTCTTTTGGAATACTATGACTTGGAATCAACAAAACATCGTTTTTCATAGGAATAACATAATTAAAACGAGTTTTACCGTCACTTTTCCAAACACAAGACAGTTTGTAAATATTCTTCTTCACAACTAGCTCCATCTCTTGGAAAGTCCCAGTAGCACACTTCGGTGAAACTGGGATTTTCT